TCCATAGGTATTTCATAATATTTCCTTGCAAATAATACTCAAATCCATTATCGGTCATAGCTTTAATAGCTTCAATAGTTTCTATACCTGCTTTATTATAATGAGGTGGATGATTAACCATATCCTCGTTATTAGTACCTGTTAAATATTTAGGTTGATTACCTTCCATTTTTTTATTCATATGCTCCCTCACTTCCCTTATGCGTTTTTTTATTGCTTCTCTATACATTCCCATAATTAAATATCTTAATGTTTAGTATCTGAGTCAAATGAAAGTACCACAACATTATCGTGTCTGTCAACTATCTTAGCCTTATTCTGCTTTTCATATTCTTTATCTTCTTGTTGTAAAAAGGCTATTGCTTTTTTTCTAATATTCTCATCTCTTTCCATAAGGGGAATACTAGCACACATAACTCTACAAAATTCTAATACACCATAGTAGTCCTCATCATTGAGAGGGTTATCTGAAGATGTTATAACAGATACATCCACCTCTCCTGTCCACTCTGAATCATTTTTTAATGTAGGTTTTACTTGTATAATAAAATCCTCATTATTTAATTTATCTTTTATCGCCATGTTGTCTCACATTCAATTACAGGAGCATGATTATTCTTGCCCTTTTCTTTTAACCACTCATCAGGTATGGTCTTATCACTATACTTAAATCCATTTTCTTCACACCATTGTGCATAGGTTGTTTTAGAACCTGTGTATAATTTATTGTTACTATTCCCAAAGACAAATCTAATGTCAAGAGAGGGATGTTGTCTTTTTATAGCTAATGCTCTTGTTCTTTCTTTTGGCTGAAAGAAACCTTTAGCTTCAATGATTATGCCATTACTTAATATGAAGTCAGGCTTATAGGTACGATGAGTAAGATAAGACCATTTTATTCTGATAGTCTCATATTCAAACTTAGCCTTTTTACTTTTTAAGTCTTCGGCTATGCCATGCTCTAACGTACCCCTAAAGCCATCTTCTAAATGTGCTATTGTTGGCACTAGAGTAGCCTTCTCCACCCTGAGAAAGGACTCCATTCGTACTCAGAACTATTATAGTTGTAGCCAAGTGCCTTCATTTCTTCTTTGACTGCCTCGTCTGCCAACTTCTTTGCTTCCATTGCCTCACGTAAACCTTTAGTTCTCATTTCACGTAAAGTTTTTTTAGCTTCAGCTAGTTCTTTTTCCATGTTGTCAATGTCTTTCTGCAACTCTTCTATCTTCTTTGCATCTGCCATTATTTTACACTCCATATTTTTTCTGCTTCTTTCTTCATATCTTCTGACCATTCCCACTTATCAAAGTTAGGATGTATTAAAGAAGCTAACTCATGTCTATCTTCACTTATAGACAAAAACTTTTGAATGCTAAAAGCAACCTTCTTTAACTGTTTCTTGTATTTAGTTATACTACTAAGTGTAAATACTCTGTGTTGTTTAGGACTTACAAAAAACAAGTCTACCTTCTTATCAGGATATGCCATAGAGTATAAAGCCATCTGTCTTTTCTGTGCTTCTGTAGGTTTAGATGGCATTCTATTTGTTGTTTTTAAGTCAACTATCTTATCTTTAAATAAGAAATCTACATATCCCATAATAGGTATTGGCAAATCCTCAACTTGAACCTCTACCTTTTCCTGATAACTTTCAAGATTATCGTACTTGAAGTTCTCATCAAGGATAGTGCCAAAACTACGAAGAGCATCCTTCTCTTTTAAGGTTCTTCCATCATTCAAATCAACACCTGATTCGCAACACAATGCAATAAACTTGCTATCAAGTGCCTGAAAGTCAAAGAAACCCTTCTCGTACTTCTCAGCGAGAATATGCTCTTCTGTAATACCTCTTATAGCACCTGCTCCACTAGGAGATTTTACTTTAAAGAGGTATCTCATAGTCCACAAAGGCATATCAGAGATATAAGTATTAATACTGCTAGGAGACAGATAATTAATATTGTGGACTTTGAATGGGTTATTACTTCTCACTACTTAGAGGCTTCCATTTCTACATCAATGAAATCATCTACAGTATCCATATCTTCTTTACTCACATCTTTCTTAGCTTTCATGTCCCACTCATTGTAGATATATGAATTGTAATTGTCAATCCAAGCCATGAAATCAATAAAAGTATCTTGGTCTTCCTTAGACACCTCTACGTGATTTTGTAAGTCTAGAGTATATGTAGGTAAGTAAAAAGAATTACCATTAGGTAACTTTCTTTCTTCAGTATTAAGAGTAATAGTATGCTGAACAGGTAATCTTTTGACCTGAGAGAACTTCTTAAATGGCTCTGCCATTGTTTTGAATGCATCTCTATTATCTATTTCCCAAATGAAAGGTGAAGTTTCCTTTTCTACTTCATTGCCTTGCTCATCAACTGCCTTCACAAGGTCAACCATACCAAAGATAACTCTAACTCTCTTAATCTGTTTAATAACATCTTGAGTGTCAGCAGGCAAAGCCTTAAAGTCTTTGATAAAGCCTGATGGCTTACCACAGTTAAACTTTCCCTGATTATCTTTTAAGTCAGTATTTAAATTGTCTGACATTATGGTCTTGTGATATGTTCCTAAAGGCTCTCCTGCCTTTGCTGACATATTCTTAACAAATCTTTTATACATAAATCTCTGTACAAAAGGTCTGATATTTGCAGATGTAGCATAGAGTGTAGAACTCTCAGGTATCTCCAACTTATATGCTCCACCCTTAACTAATACCTTATCAGAACCTATAATAGGACTATGTTGAATCCTAAATCTTGGTAAAGTATTAGATTTTTTATCAGAAGAACTAGATTCTCCTGCCATGCCCATAGCTTTTGCCATGAGAGCATAGTTATTTGTATCTATTGTTGTTACTTCATTGTTCATGTTTATAGTTTACTCCTTTATTTACAAAAGTCTTATTGTTATATCATATAATATCTTTTGTGTCAAGCCAATTATCACCTATTTTTGCTTCTAAAAGCAAGGGGACATTAAAATTTATGTTGAATTGTCCATTAACTAGTTGAGTTATTTGTTGATTTACTGTTTTTATTAAAAATACCACCTTATTTATTTCTTCAGGATGTACATCTATAACAATAGAATCGTGGACAGTATTTACAACACAAGAGTTCAATTCTTTTAATTTATTTTCTATATCTATAAGAACTAGAGGCACTATATCTGCAGTTGCAAAGGATTGTACAGGATAATTTTTTATTTGTGTAAAGTTTGACACCTTACCAAAGGCATTTCTTTCTACATTTGGGAATGCAAATTGTCTGCCTGATGGTGTGGTAATCATACCTGTGCTTATAGCCTCTTTAGCCAATCTGGAATGCCATAATGCGATTTCCTTGTACTTCTCTGTGAACATCTTATAATACTGTGCTTCAGCATTCGTTCTCCCAAAGCCTGTTGCTCCATAGAGGGGTGCAAAGGTATGAGCCTTCGCCTCTTGCCTAGTCGTTTTCTGACCTGCATCACTAATAACACGAGCAGTATAACTATGCACATCAAATCCATCTTCAATCTCCTTCATTGCTATTTTATCTTGAGACAGATAGGCTGCCGTTCTAAATTCTAACTGAGCAAAGTCTGCCTCTAGTATCTTGCCACCTTCCCATCTTGATACAAATACTTTCTTTACAGGAAATGTACCACCTCTAGGCATATTCTGCATATTAGGGTCTGCTCCACTAAATCTACCTGTTGCAGTTCTATGTTGTAATAGTCTAACATGAAGTTTACCATCAGGTTTAACATAAGTATTAATACCTTCAACAAATGAAGACAAGTATGTTTCTAATGCTGATAGTCTCTGCAAGTCTTCTAGAAACTGTACTGCATCTGTTAAATTATTCTTCTTAGCTATGCTCTGTAGTATAACTAAATTACTTTTATTAACAGTAAAGCCATTGGCACTTACCCATTTTGCATTTGGTGGTGTAAATTTTAATCCTGCTATTCTACCTGTAGGTCTAAAGAAATATCCTATGCCTTCACACTCACTACACTTACTTGGTTTAGCAAAAGGTGTACCATCTTTCTTTGTTTTTCTAATCTTGCCTGAGCCTCTACATGAATTACATTGAACTGCATTTGTCTTATACATAACATCAGAATTATCTTTTACTACTTGTTTATATTCCTTGACTTCCATATAAGGTGTAAATGCATTTGCCCACATAGGCTTGTCCTTAGGCTTCCTGCTATAAATAACCCAAGACATTTGCTCAGGACTACTAAGATTGATAGGTGTATCACCCATTAGTTGTATAACTTGTTTTCTTAATCTGTCTTCTGTCTCAATCTTTTCTTTCTCAAACTCTTGTTTTACTTCTTGTAACTTATCTTTGTCTACAGAAAAACCATTCTTATATATCTTGGCTAGACATACTGATACTTTATTTGTTAGTATAACTGTATTCATCAATCCTGCATACTCTACTGTATTTAGTTTCTTATATAACTTATCTGACAACTCTTGTGTTGCCTTCAAGTCTGATGATAAATATTCTTTTAATTCATCTCTTGGTATACCATCTACTCCAACACCTTGAGCAAAGTAATGTTTTAGTGTATCTTTCTTTTGTGTATCTAACTCATATCTCTCTGCACAAGCCTCAAGTGATAAAGGTTCTTTAATACCTCTTTGTATTATATACTCAGCTAACATAGTATCAAATACTGCACCATCATATTTAAAGCCACACTCCCAAAGCCACATTAAATCGTAGGCTATGTTATGTCCTATAAGAATAGTTGCTCTATCCAATACTTCTTGTAGATATATACCATCAGGCACATCCATGTTAAACAAATGCTCCTGACCATTGTCTTCTAAACATCCTACTAATACTAATTTATTTGTAGGCTCAAATGGGTCAAGGTGCAACTTGCCATCTCTCTTTGTCGTTGTGTTTTCTACATCAAGTGTTAGTTTCATTGTTAAACAAACCTTTTCTTCTTTGATAATTTGTATGTTCAGCATGACAATTAGCACACAGAACTCTACATTTTCTCATTTCTTCTTTAAGCCTAGAAAATCCACACGAACGCATTGTGCTAATGTCTCTAACTTTAGTAGTAACATTTATGTGGTCAAATTGCAAGGCATCACTACATTTTTTGTAGCCACATATTTGACAACCAAGATATAGTTTCACTCTCTTAATATACTTTTTAGTTTTTAAATGATACTTTTTTTTAGCTTTCTTTTTATATACACTAAGTTTAGAGATAGTTTTAGGTGAGTTCCACATTTCATACACCTTATTTATATCTCCTCTCGTGTAATAATACATGAATATATAACCATCTTGTCTTACATCATTGCGTTTAAAAGGTAAATTTAATTTTTCTGCGTCTTCTTTTTTAAGATATTTCATTTTCTCCATTACAAATACCTCGCAGTTAAATAATCTAACTCACAATGCTGAACACCATGCCATCCTGACAATTTATTCTTAACAACATTTAAATGTCTAGCAGGACTTTCTTCTTCTCCACCATCAGGATTCTTAACAGTATCTTTGGCTATCAAAACC